AGCTCTCTCGATGTTTATGACCAGGCAGAAGATGGAAAGCCTTACGCAATCGTTGGCGACCTCGGCTTCGGTGCTAGAGCAAACCTTCCTAATGGTTTCAACGTTAAGACAGTCATCAACGAGGACGGTCCTGCTGATAAGGTTAAGATCACAGGAAAGCTCTTCGCTGGTATTGATGTCATCGCAGTTAATGCGTTCTGCGCAATCCTCAAGGGCGAAGCTCCTGAGTCTTAAGAATAATCGGTTGAAGGCTATCTCTTCGGAGGTAGCCTGACACCTTAACAGGAGGAACAAAATGACAAAGTCAGAAATCTTGGCAGCTTGCAAGCTGGCTTGTAGAATCAGCTCTAATTCATTAGACGATGAGATCAACGGTCTCATCGACGCTGCCTTCTTAGACTTGGAGATTTCGGGTGTCGCTGACCACTTAGGACAGCCTTATACTCCTGTCAACTCCGATCAGCTTGTCATTACTGCTGTTAAAACTTACGTTAAGCTGCACCTGGGAGATCTTCTCGATTCTGCCGAAGCCGATAAGCTCAGTATGTCTTATTGGAATCAGGTAGCGACCTTAAAGATGAGGCTTCATTCCTCATCTCAAATCTCGGAGGATGAGTCATGAAGCATATTATCGACTTCTCGCTCATCGCAGAGACACTCACTCAGGACAAGACAGGACAGACCATCTCAACCCCGACAACATCGAACCATCTCGGTGAATTGAAGTCGGTATATCAGAGCGAGTTCTATAAAGCGTCTCAGGCTGGAATCAGACCGCAGGGAGTCATCGAGATGTCTTCATTCGATTACTCCGGGCAGGCGAAGCTCCAGATCGGATCTGACGAGTTCACGATATATCGTACCTATGCAGTCGGAACGGACCGCATCGAGCTCTACTACGGAGAGCGAGTCGGAAATGGATAGCCTCACAGCTCAGATTAACGCGATCCTCGGACAGTACACTTCAAACGTCAACTCGACTGTTGACCAGGTAATGAAGAGCGCTGCAAACGAGGCCAGACGCGAGCTGACTGCTTTATCTCCTGCCAACACAGGAAAGTATGCTAAGTCGTGGGCGGTTAAGCGCAGAAACGCGACATATACGGTCTACAATAAGCAGCCAGGTCTGACACACTTGCTCGAAAATGGTCACGATGTAATCGTCAACGGAAAGAAGGTCGGACGTGCTCCTGCATATCCGCACATCGCTCCGGTCGAAGAAGCGATCGAAGAAAAAATCTTAAGCGAATTGAGGAATAAGTTATCATGAGCATCGAGTCATTAGTTAAATTATTAACGACAGCAAAGTTCGACGTTCATCTTGAATCTGCTCCGGATGGAACGGCTTGTCCCTATATCGTACTTGAAGATCTTACTCAGCCTAATTTTGCAGCAGACAACGAAACATACTCAACAATCACTTCGCTCCAGCTGACACTCGTCGAGAGCGAAGTTCACAACTGGACTCTCATCAATACGCTTAAAGGTGTTCTCGACGGTATTCCGCTCCCATACAGCGCAGAGTATATCAAAGACGACACTGAACACGTCTGCGAGGTCCGTTTTTCTATTTCATTTCTAGGAGGAATCGAAGATGCCTAATCAGGAAAAGAAAGTTTTCTATGGCTTAAAGAACGTGCACTACGCTCTTCTGACAGAAGTCGAGAGCGACGGACAGCTCGTTTCATCTTACGGTGAAGTTAAGAAGTGGCCCGGTGCAGTAAGTATCGCACTCGATCCCAATGGTAACCCGGTTATTTTCAGCGCTGACAATAGTGCATACTATACCATCGCAAATAACAGAGGCTATCAGGGCGACTATGAGTGCGCTCGTATTCCTGACGATGTCCGCGTGGACATCTCCGGAAACACAGTCGACGACAACGGCTTCATCGTTGAGACAGACAAGGATGAGTTCGGATATTTCGCTCTCATGTTTGAGTTCGAGACAGATGTCAATGCCGATCGTTATGTATTTTACAAGGTCGGACTCGCTCAGCGTCCGTCTGTATCTTCTCAGACTGTTGATGTCAACTCTGACGTTGAACCTGGTACCGAGAAGGTCACATTCGTCGCTATGCCCCAGGTCGACGACACCGAGATCGACGGAATCACAAAGCATCTCATCAAGGCTAAGACAAGCAAGGACGTTAATCCGACTGCTTACCAGAACTTCTATCAGAATGTTTATGTTCCTACATTCTCAAGTGAGTCTTGATAAACGCTGACAACTGAACGATTGAGAGGGAGAGTCTTAAGCTCTCCCTCTTTTATTGAAAAAAGGAAAAAGAGAGGAAATAAGTTATGAAATTCGATATTGAAAAAATGGAAATCAACGCAGCCTTCTATGAGTTATTCGAGACAGTCTTCGGTGAAGACTTCTTTGACGTGCTCTCGAAGATCCGTCCGACGAACAGGATCGCATCATTAAGATCCAGAGTTCAGATGATCTCACTCAACAACAAGAAGGCAAACAATGAACCACTGACCGAAGCAGAGGAGAAGCTCCTCGCAAAGAACCCCGGAAAGTGGCAGGAACTTTCGGAAGAAGAACAGGAAGAACTTTTCCAGTATAACCTTTCTGCAAGTAAGCTCATGAAGAAGCACACTCCCAGAATCGCTTATATCGGAACAAAGCTCTTCAAGCATGAATACAGAGGAAGCATGGACGACTACTATGCTTTTCTCGCTGAGAACGATGCTTCCGAGTTCTTAAAAACGGAAACAATTAAAGCAGTATGGGACAAAGTGCATCTTGATCAGGCTGTCCCCAAGTCAGTAAAAAACGCATAAAGTCCGCACAAACCACAAGACCGATGACTACGACGCTTTTTCAGCTCCGAGCTTTAGAGCTTGGAGTCAAAAAGCAGGATCTTCGGTTTTATTCGTGCGGACAGATATTCGGTCTACTGACGGAGAAGTCAAACGATAAGTACGACTGGCCTCGCATAGCGACTCAGTCGGACATAGATGCCCTTTTTCCCTCATAGATGAGGTATTAAATCATGGCAGGGACTATAAAAGGCATAACCATAGAGATCGAGGGAAAGACCTCGCCTCTGGTCAAGTCACTCCAGGACGTAGAATCACAGATCAAAAAGGATGACGCTGCCCTTAAGAACTTAGACAAAGCTCTTCAATTAGATCCGACAAACGTCGACCTCTTGGCAGCAAAAGAAGCGGTCCTTGCAGATAAGACAGCAGCAGCGACTCAGAAGATGGAGATCTTGCAGCAGGTGCAGGCTGACGCTCTTTCGGATCTCCCGGAAGACTCGGCTCTGACAGCTGCACAGATGGCAGAACTCGAGGCTGAGATAGCAACGACAGGCAACACGCTCCAGGAGTTAAGCGGTGAAGCTGACGGAGCGTCTGAAGATCTCGATGACGTTGGTGACTCTGCTGAAGAAGCAGGTCAGGAAGTCGAAGACTCATCTGAATCATTCGAAGGTCTGGGAGAAGCTGCAGAAGTTGCAGGAGAGATCGCAGTCGGTGCGATGGAAGCCGTTGTCGTTGCTGCAGCTGCAGTCACGACAGCTGTCGTCGCAGCAGGTACCGCAGTCGCGTCTTCATTCGTCAATGCGACGATGGAAACATCCAATCTCGCAGACGAACTCGACACACTGTCGAAGGTCACAGGTCTTTCTACTGACACGCTCCAGGAATTGAACTATGCGAGCGAATTGCTCGACGTAGACACACAGACTGTCACAGGCTCGATGACTAAGCTCTTGAAGAGTATGTCGTCAGCTGCAGACGGTTCCAAGAGCGCACAGAAGAAATTCAAGGATCTCGGTATCAGCATATACGACACCGAGGGCAATCTCAGAAGCACAGAAGATGTCTTCTGGGATGCTATTGACGTTTTAAGCACATACGAGAATGAGGCCGAGCGTGATGCCGCAGCGATGGACATCTTCGGAAAGTCCGCTCGTGAACTCAATCCTCTCATTGAGGCTGGTTCCGACACCTTCCGACAGCTCGCAGAAGAGGCCCACAACGTAGGCTACGTCATGGACTCCGAAACGGTTGACGCTTTCGGTGCTTTAGATGACAACATGGTCCGTATGACTAATACTGCTCAGGCAGTAGAACAGTCCTTCGGACAGGTGCTTCTCCCACTTCTGACAGATATGAGCGGAGATGCGGTCGACCTGATGGGAGACTTCT